TGCCTAGTATTTTCAGTAGTGACATGGCTATTGGTAACTATGTTGCACAAAGGGCTGGCATTGGTATCAACGCAGGCCGTATCCGTGGAATCAACTCCAGGATTAGAGGCGGTGAAGTCCAGCACACAGGAGTTATACCATTTCTCAAAAAGTTTGAAGCAACAGTCAAATGTTGTACTCAAAATGGTGTCAGAGGTGGCTCTGCTACTGTTCACTTCCCAATTTGGCACAAAGAAATTGAAGACATTTTGGTCCTCAAAAATAACAAAGGTACGGAAGATAATAGGGTTAGAAAATTAGATTATTCTATTCAGTTATCAAAATTATTCTATGAGAGATTTATTACTGGCCAAGATATAACTTTATTTTCACCACATGAAGTGCCTGAATTATATGAAGCATGGGGTACATATAAGTTTGATGAAATGTATGAAGTTGCAGAAAGAAAAACTAGTGTAACTAAGACAAGAGTATCAGCACAAGATTTATTTGGTTCTATGTTGAAAGAAAGAGCAGAAACAGGTCGTATCTATATTATGAATATTGACCATTGTAATACTCATTCATCTTTCAAAGATAGAATTACAATGTCAAATCTTTGCCAAGAGATTACATTGCCTACAGACCCTATTCAACACATTGATGGTGAAGGAGAGATTGCGTTATGTATTTTAAGTGCAATCAATGTTGGTAAAATTAATAGTTTAGATGAACTAGAACCTATTTGTGAACTTGCAGTAAGAAGTTTAGATGAAATTATTGACCACCAATTATATCCTGTTAAGGCTGCCGAAGTATCTACTAAGGCAAGAAGAAGTCTTGGTATTGGTTATATTGGTCTTGCACACTATTTGGCAAAACATAAAGTCAAGTATGGTGATAAAGATGCCTTAAAATTAGTAGATAATTTAACAGAGGCATTTCAGTTTTATCTATTGAAACATTCAAACACTCTTGCAGAAGAAAAAGGCAAGTGTGATTATTTCGATAGAACAAAGTATTCAGACGGCATACTTCCTATAGACACCTACAAAAAAGATGTTGATGAGTTGGTGAAACCAAAACTACAATATGATTGGGAATGGCTAAGAAAGAAAATCAAAGAGCATGGACTACGACATAGTACACTTACAGCTCAGATGCCGTCTGAATCCTCTTCTGTTGTATCTAATGCGACAAATGGTATCGAACCACCAAGAGATTATTTAAGTATTAAGAAGTCTAAGAAAGGTACATTAAAACAGATTGTACCACAATATCAGACTTTGAAGAACGCATATACTCTATTATGGGATATGCCAAACAATAATGGATATATAAATATCGTTGCAGTAATGCAGAAGTATTTTGACCAGGCAATTAGTGGTAACTGGTCATACAATCCAGAACATTTTGAAAATGGTGAGGTGCCTATATCAGTTATGGCACAAGACTTACTGAACACCTACAAGTATGGGTGGAAGACTTCTTATTATCAAAACACATATGATAGTAAGAAAGATTTAGACGAACCATCACATTCAATAGGGTGGAAAGACGAAGTAAAAGAAGAATTACCAATTGCTGAATTAGACGATGAAGCATGTGATAGTTGTACTATTTAAAGAGGGAAAATAAATGTCGAGAAGTGTGCTAAATAAAGAAACCGGTGTAGATTTTACAAAACAACCTATGTTTTTTGGTAAAGAAATGCAGGTTCAAAGATATGATGATATGAAGTATCCAATCTTTGAGAAACTAAACCAACAACAACTAGGTTATTTCTGGAGACCAGAAGAAGTGTCTTTACAGAAAGATAGAAATGATTATCTACAATTAAATGAACAGCAAAAGTTTATTTTTACATCTAATCTAAAGTATCAAACTATGTTAGATAGTGTACAAGGTAGAGGTCCATGTTTGGCCTTCTTACCATTTGTATCACTACCTGAACTAGAAGGCTGTATTGTAACATGGGATTTTATTGAAACAATACATAGTAGAAGTTATACATACATCATCAAAAATCTATATGCAAATCCAAGTGAAGTATTTGATACCATTATGGGTGATGAGAAAATCCAAGAAAGGTCACATTCAATCACTAAGACTTATGATGATTTAATTGAAAATGGTTATAAGTGGGCTCTTAATGAAAAGAGTGTTGACATGTATGAATTGAAAAAGAAAATGTACCTTGCAATGGTAACTGTAAACATCTTAGAAGGCTTGCGTTTCTATGTATCGTTTGCTTGTTCGTTTGCATTTGGTGAATTAAAACTACTTGAAGGTAGTGCAAAGATTATATCTTTTATTGCAAGAGATGAAAGTCAACACCTTGCAATGTCACAAACTATTATCAACAACTGGCATGATAGAAATGATGACAAAGATATGAAAAAGATTTCTAAAGAAGTCCAAGGCGAAGTGTACAAGATGTACGATGAAGCAGTAAATGAGGAAAAACGATGGGCAACATATCTATTTTCAAAAGGCAGTATGATTGGATTATCAGAAAAACTGTTACACCAGTTTGTAGAATACATGGCGAACAGAAGAATGAAAGCAATCGGCCTAGACCCGAAATACGACCAAAAAACAAATCCACTTCCATGGGTAGACCACTGGCTGAATTCAAAGGGTACACAAAACGCACCACAAGAAACAGAGATTGAGAGTTATGTTATTGGTGGTATTAAACAAGATGTAAAGAAAGACCAATTTAAAGGTTTTAGTTTATAAGGATTATGTCAGTATTGGAAAAAAGAAAAAAAAGTTGTTCTTCCTGCGAAACTAAATATACCGTAACATGGGACATTGACGAGCAAGACTTAGAGCCGTTAACTTGTCCATTTTGTGGATATGAGGTAGAGAATGAAGAAGACGAGCTCGAAGAAGTTTGGTCAAACGACAGCGAAGACGAAGATTGGAATTGATTATAGTTTAACAAGTCCTGCCATATGTGTAAATGATGGCAACTTAATGTTTTACTATTTGACTTCTAAGAAAAAGTGGATTGGTAAACAAAGTGAGAATATAATTGGATATGAACATAAAGAATGGAAAGACCCTATTGAAAGATTTACATACATCTCAGATTTCGCAATCGAAATCATCAAACAAACACAAAATCCAGAAATCTACATTGAAGGATACTCCTTTGGTTCAAAAGGCCAAGGTGTATTTCAAATTGCTGAAAATTGTGGCATCCTTAAATATCGTTTACTTGAAGAAAAGTTTGGTTATAACACAGTTGTACCTAGTGTTGTTAAGAAAGGCGCTACTGGAAAAGGTAACGCAGACAAAGATTTAATGTATGAGGCATTTGTGAAAGAAGTGAAGATTGATTTGAAACAACTATTTGACACAGAAAAAGTGGGCAATCCATTATCTGATATTGTCGATAGTTATTATATACAAAAGGTTGGCTATGAAAATTCACTTATTTAATACCAAAAACTCTTCATTACCATTTCTAAATGCGTTTTCAAAAAACCATGATGTAAAAGTTTATAACTCACAAGAAAACGAAAGTGCCAAAAGTAAAGGTGCAGATAGATTTTTAGATTACAGTTGGCCGACATGGGACGGTACACTCGTACATGACGAACCAGTAATATTTCAAGGTCTTGTGAGAGGCACAAAAGAAGTGTATGAAGTTGCTAATTCAGAGGGAGCTGATTGGTATTACTTTGACCAACCATACTTCTTTATGAAAGATTATAGACAATCTGATACAGGTGACAGATGGTATCGTATCTGTAAAAATAATACTCAAAAGAATTTCTTAGACAAATCATACAAAAAAGTAAACACAAGATATAATAAACTTATATCAAGGTTAAATCCAAAATGTATTGACGAACTAACACCAAAACCATGGCAGTATGATGGTAAACATATTCTTATTATACCACCTAGTTATCACACAGCATGTTGGTATGGTATAGACAGTATGAAATGGACAGAAGATGTAATCAAAACTATTGCAAAGTATGATAGAAAACATCCAGTAAAAATTAGACAAAAATTTAAAAACGGTGTAAATTGGGGAGAAAAATTAGATAGACCATTAAGTGAAGATTTAAAAGATTGTTTTGCTATGGTATCTTTTCATTCTATGTGTGCTGTACAAGCAGTTATGAATGGCATACCTAGTTTTTGTAGTGAACACTCACCTGCCTATCCTGTAAGTTTAGGTTTAGATAAGTTAAATGAAATTAACGACCCATTATATGCGGCTGATAGAGAACATTGGGTAAAA